GTGTCGGCGTTCTCAACGGGGAAGATCTCGTTGAAAACGGGGTCCGACTGCTCGATCACAGGAACCAAATCCTGCTCGATCGCACGCAGTGTGGTCGAGTCAGGGTAAACGTACGTAACCGGCATGAATCAATCCTCAGTGCGTGATGATCGGTCGAATCGCTGAACCGTTGCTCAGCGTGGGATTACTTGATTTGGAGCAGTGCACCGGTCGCGGTGTGCGATGTCGCGTTGACGATCCGGCCCAGGTCGGCCACACCGTTGGCGTCGAGACCGGTCAGTTCCGAGCAGAGGAATACCCCCGCCGTGTACACCGGTGCCGATGGATAGAAACCAGGGCGGTCCGTGATGACCTCGCCGCGGTAGTTGGTGGCGGTGTCCTGCAGCAGGATGCATCGAGCGACCTGCGTGCCGTCCGAGGCCCCGTCGTTGTAGACCTGAGCCAGACCCGTGCCGGGGTGCCCAGCCGTGGTGAGAGTCGGGGTCAGTACGGGAGTTGTTCCGGTCAGTGCAGAAAGCACAGTCGGAATCGGCACGGCCCGGTTTGCCAGTTCGTTGGCAAACGTAACGGTATACGGTCCGGAACCGGCAACGACCGTGTTACCTGCACCCATGAGCTCGTTCAACGCAGCTTGCAGGTTGGCCACCATCGTCGCGGCGGTACCGGAGTAGGTGATCGTCCCGGTGGTGTCCTGGCCCCACTGGAGCCGGAACGTTCCGCCGATGCCGCTACCAGTGAACGTCAACGTGTGGACTGCACTGGTGGGCGTTGTCTCGGCCACGAAGCCGAGGACCTGGCCCGCGACCCAGTTGATGAGTCCTGGCAGGCGAACAACAGACTGAGCAGCCTGCGGGTTGGTTGCCGCTGGCTGCAGCTTGTTGATCGTGTACCGTGTTCTTGCACCGATCGTCATATCTGTACCTCAGTCGTGTGGTGTGGTTTGTGCGAGTTGACTCGACCTGTTGCGGCCGAGCGGTGGTGTTACTTCTTGCCGGCCAGTGCAGCTTCCCGCTTCAGCACTTCTTTGCCTTCGGGAGTCATCGACAGGAGCTTGGTTCGTTGTGCTGGATCGATGGCAGCAGCACCGTTCGCACCGGTTCGCAGTGGGTCGGGCAGTTCATCACCGAATCGGCGGGTCGGCTTGAAGCTGTTGCGGATCGTGGCCATTTGCTCGTCGAGCTGCGTGCCGGTCGTTTTGCCGTCGGCAAACTTGCGGACGGTCTGCACGTCGCACTGTTCGAGCAGCGGGCGGATCGAGTCGAACTGCACCGGCGTCATCGCAGCGACACCACCCTTGATCGTGACCATCTCATCGCGGAACGCGGCGATCGCTTGGTCACGCATGGCCTTGGTGCGGTTCTTGTCGCCTTGCTGAAGCTCCTTCAATCCGGCTTCTAGCTGCTTGTAATCCTTGTCGGCTTGCGAGAAGAATGCCTGCAGTGCCACACCGGTACCGGCATCAACACGGACAGGAACAACCGTGTCACGGAACTTGAGCGTGATCGACTGAGGGTTCTGGCCGCCAGCCAAACCACCGGCGACTGGAGCAACTGCGGCGGGTGCAGCTGCAGGAGCGGCGACGGCTGCAGCAGGAGCAGCGGCAGCGGCACCGCCCTGGCTCATGCGTGTGACATCGTCAGCGTCTGGCTCTTGATGATCCGACATCTTTTGACGCATCTGCGATGGGTCCTGGTTGGTCAGGGCTTGCATCGCGTCGAGAATCGACTTGAGCGTGTCGTCGGGGACAGCGTCAGTGATCGAGTCGACGTTGACGCCGAACGACTTCAACGCTGTGAGAATACCTTGGCGATCCATACGGGATTCCTTGGGGTTAGCGGTCTGGTTGAACTTGCGAACGGGTGGTTTGCGGATTGGTCGATCCGTAAACGTGGCCACGGGTTGAGGCATGCCCTTGGCAGCTTCGGGAGCGGCTCCGACCAAGGTCACGCACTTCAGGACCTTGCTCATGACGGGCTGATCGTCTGGCCCGATAAACGGGCTGATCTCGGGATCGAACCACTCGACCGAGACGGCACGCAGTTGGCGAGAGTTCACCAGTTGGCCGATCGGCGTGGGAACGTTGGTGCAGTCGAACTCGAAGCCAGCCTTGCCGTCGACCATCACCTTGCGGCAGTCAACAACGTCGCCCAGAGACAGCCCGTCCCAGACTGTTGGTGCGTTGGGGTTTGGGCCAGTCGATTCCTCGTGGTTCACGGTGACGTAGGGTAGCCAGTAGCCACGGTTGAACTTGTCGAAGTTGGCCACCAACTCGTCGATGTCTGACTCTTCGTACGGCTCACCATTTCGAACACCCTCGGTGAACGAAACCATATTCAGCAACCGGCAGGTTACTGGCATCGTTGACAGTGGTGGTACGATCGCTGGCTGTGGCATGGCTGCGGGCATGAAGTGCGTCAGGCTTCATATGTGGCCGACCGGCCCGCAAGGATGAATTTGCTTTCAGGTACTTTAATCGACAGGCGAACACCAGTCAACGAACGCACACTATTTTGCGTCACTTGGACGCCAGAGAACCTGAGCGTGACACTTCAGGCAGGTGAGCATGATCCGCTTGTGAATCGCGACTATCCCACCAACACAGAGTCGATTGGCCGAAGTTGTGGCCAGCACACTTTTGCAGTTCGGGCAGACGATCACGTTGACAGGCTGAGTGTTCACCATGCCGTTTCGACCCTCGCACCCTGAGCTTTCAGCCGATCCCATTCGTCCGCCGTAACCCACCGGAGCGAGCACCTGCAGTTGAACGGCCTTGGACCACGAACCTCGCTGAACGTCGCTTCAGCTGGATAGTACCGGTTGAACTTCGGCTCGTGGTCTTTGCCCTGTCGGCCATCCATGATCCCGAGATACAGCCACACCGGAAACGTGGCCTGCAGATCCGGTGCCCGTGCCTCTTCGTACGCGGCCGACTGGTACGAGTCCATCGCGTTGGTCCTGAACACCATCTCGCTGTAGGAGGGGTCCTTCGGAGAGACGCCAGCCTCATCGAGCACGTCTTGCACGTCGACCGTACCGTTAGTGTTGTTCTGCAGTGCGAATGCGATCGCCTCTTGAACGCGGCGAGTCAGAACTTCGTTGGTGCTGGCTGCGAGCGTGAACGCCTGCCGACGATGAAACTCACCGAACCGCAGTGGGTCTTGATTGATCGACGGGAACAGGCCAAGGAAGTATCGCAGGGCTTCTTCGGGTGGCTGAATCCGTATGCGAGTCTGCTCGTCAGCGAACTTCGCGAAGGTCTTGGCCTGCGGGTCCTCAGCGAGCTGCCGGACGTTGGCACGCCCGAGCAGATCAGCCGTCGCGTTGACACTGGCCAGGGCCTCGGCCAGCTCCTGCAGCTCGTCGGCGTTCAACAGCGGCTGCGTCATGATCTCGCCGGAACTGACTCCACGTTCGACAGCCTTCTCCACGACTTGGGTCATCACCTCAACGCCCGAGTCTTTAGCTTCGCGGATCAGTCGTGTGAGTTCGCGGCCGTCTGTGCCAGCGAGTGCGACTTCGCCTGATGCGGGCTTGGGTTGCGGGTTCGGCGTTGCAGCAGTTGGTGCAATTGTTGAATCAGCTGGTTCGTCCGCGAAAGGTCGCTGCAGCCGGGGAACCCCCGGTCCCCGGCGTGGTGCTGTTGCTGCCGAACGGCGAGTTCATCGGCCCGAGCTGCGGCGTCTGCACTGGTCGCAGCTCGTCGGCCAGGTCCTTGGGGTGCTCGATGGCGAGTTCGTCGGTCACCTGCTCGCGGGATAGTGTGCCGCCGAGGTCCATGTAAAACCTGAACCGTTGAGCATTTTGCAACGCAGCTGCGGGGTCAACAGCACCAAGCTTGATCGTGGGCCGCTCAACAGATTTGTCGAAGTGAGGATCGCACAGATCGGGAACCAGTTGATTCGTTAGGCACTGAGCCAGACAAATCGAAGCCCACCACGTTGGGAGGTTGCTCAGCTTGCGGGCTGTCTCGCTGTTGCCCTGGCCTTGAGCATTGTCCGCCTCATACATCTGGAGGCTGGCACCCTGGATCGAGATCGCGATCTCTTTGCGGTAGTCGTCGATCGTCGTTTGAAAAATTTCGATGTCGCTTGTGGCGAGGTTGATGACCTCGATCTCGGTCCCTTCGGGTACAGCGATCCAGCCACGTGCCCGTGCGTCGGACAGCACGGAGCCGATCGTCTTGCGGACAGTCGCATCCTTGCTAGTCGCGACCAAGTACGGACCGGAGAAGTTCTCGATCAGGATGGCCCGGAGCTTCACCGCACCTTCGATCAGGGTCGCGGCTCGGTAAGCAGCTCGCAGGTCGGACAGACCGAATGGGCTCTCGAAGATACTGAGCAGCGTGAAGACGATGAAATCCTTGGGGTCGAAGTTGATCCCCCCTTGGCTCTGGCCCACGGCTTGGATCGAGGTCAGGTTCTTGAACTGGTCGAGCCGAAACCGCAGGAAGTTCGTGTCCTTGGATTTGGCTGCTTTCAGCGTCCACCAACCGGGGTACAGAATGTTTGACTTGTCGACCGTATCAAACACCTTGTTCGTGATGCTGAACCCATCGACCATGCTCATCAGCAGCACGTTGGATTTCAGGCCAACCCAGCCTCCGGGTGAACCGCCGATGATATCACCGCCCGACGTGCTGACCGCGTAATCAACCCATGCAGCAGCGGCGTTCGCCTTCGGGTTCTTCTTGTTCCCGGAGATCACTTTCGCGTCGAGCGAGCACACGCTGTACAGCTTCTGGAACAGCGGGGCCTTCACCTCGGGGCGAGAGAGGAACTTGCGGTAGGCCATCCGCATCTCGGCCGTCTCGCCGGTGATGTTGTCGTTGTAAGCGGTTAGTGGTGAGACATAGTTTTGCAGTGTGGCGTACGCTCGGATCTGCTCCTGCATCCACGCTACGTGCGCTTCGGGCCATGCGCTGGTCGGGTGCCCGGTGATCAGTCGTCGCGTGACCGCCGTAATCGATCTGAGCGTGTTCAATCCGAGCATGGATCACCTGTCACTGGAAAGCGGCGTCGAGCATGGAACCCATTATAGTGTCCGAGTGTTCAGCGGTCGTAGGCTTAAATGCTGAACCAGCGTGAACGAGCTTGGCGAATGCTCCGGACGATGCGTCGACCTGGTCGTCGTGTGCACCGTTGGGGAACGCCTGCAGTTCGTCGAGAAACTCCGCGTTCCAGTCGCCTGCGATCAGATGCACGTTCCCGGCCTCGACCTGGGCGGCGAACGGCATGGCCCGTGTGATTTTGCTGCCGGTCGGCCGTTCGGAAAACACCGGGAAGCCAGCCAGTTCCTTAATCGTGATCTCGGCCGACTCCTTACCGCCGGACCCCGGCTCTTGCTCGACCCATGTGACGGTAGGTTCCTGCCCTCGTTGGCTGTCGAGCTGAGCACTACGCACGATGATCGGGTTGCGTTGCCCCGGCGAGAACTGCCCACGAACAACGTGCTCGACGTAGTAGACGCCACCGGCCTTGGCAATCAGCACCCCAGCCGTGTAGTCGCCTCCCTCCTCGACTGACGCTTTGTCCCAGTACCGAACCCGCTGCGCAGCGACCGGAGCATACTGCAGGATCTTGACCCGCGATGTGTCGAAGATCTTTCCGGGCGGGTCGGTGAAGTTGCCCCCGAGTTCCTGTTCGGCCAGTGAGCTGATGTACTGCTCTCGCAGGTCAGATTCGTAATCGTCGGGCAGGAAGGGGTTGGCTGCGGTCGGTGCGTGGAACAGTTCGGTCCCGCGTTTGGGTTTGCCGAACACGGTGTGGGTCCAGTGTGCTTTACCCTTGGGCGTGAACGTCGCGGAGATCCACCCGGACCGGCCCTTCTCTCGCAAACAACCGATGACGGTGAGATAGGCGGACTCCTTGATCAGGCTCGCTTCATCCAGCCAGATGCCCGACAAGTTCGGACCTCGGAACCGATCTTCCTTTTCGGCTGCCCGGAACAGGACGTCCGAACCTCCGGGTAGTCGATACTCCGGGTGTGGACTAACTCGGTATCGAGCATCCTCCCAGACGCCGAGGAACTGGGCGACCTCCCGAAACGAACGAATGGTTGTGTCTTCGAGTTGGCCGTAGGTCGCGTTGCCTGCGAGGTATAGTCGGCCACGTCCGTCCGGGGACATCGCACGCGTGATCAGGTCGTACGCTCCGACCCAGCTCTTGCCAGCGCCACGACCTCCGACGAATCCTCTGCGTCGGGCAGTGCTACGGCAGAACGCTGCCTGAGTTGGGTGAAGTTTGACCGTGCGTTTGAGTTGCTTGGTTGGCATATCAGTTTGCGTCGGCCACTGCCGGATCGACGGACGGTGGGTCAGTCTCTTGCGTCTTGGTCCGAGCTACAACGATCTCCTCGACGATTTCCAGCTTGGTGCCGTCAATGCTCTCGACCTGTTGCCGCTCAACATATCCGCGACCCTTGCCGAGCGTTTTGAGCACGAAGCAAACCGCCCATGCCTCGCGTTTTTCGACGGCCTTGTACAGGCTCGCTTCGGCGGTGTCGAGGAAGCCTTCCCGTGCGTCAACAAGGATCTGTTTCAGGTTCGGCTTACTGTCGACCAGATCACGAACAGTGTGGCGATCGACGTGGAACTTGCGAGCAACAGCAGCGAGGTTGCCCCGCTCCATGGCGAGTGCCGCAGCAACCAGTTCCGGGTCGAGTTTGGGCTTCGGTCCGCGTTTCTTTTTAGCGGGGGAATTTTTTTGGCTCATGATTCAACAGTGTACATCAGGTCATGTTGAGCAACAACGACATCATAGCACTGGCGGTACCGGTGGCAGTTCGGGCGTCCGGGCGAACGCGGACCGGATAGCCTCGGGCAGGAACACGCGGTCGGCATAGTGGGCCAGTTGCGAGTAGACGCTGACTGCGGCCTCAACCTGGCTGCGTGGCACGGTGCCGGATTCCAGACGCGGTTCGAGTCCGTCCGTGATGGCCGAGAACACCCAGGCGAGCACT